CCTAGAAGGCACGCAAACTGCACGGCAATAGCAGCACAGCCACGGCCCACAATCGCACGCTGTAGGCCCGCATATCAAGCCGCCATTCTGTGCGCATGGATAGCAGCATCAGCCCCTGACTTACCGCGCACGCGCACGCATACACACGCGCACATGCACGCGCTACGCGCACGCGGTCACACCCGCATGGGGGAGCGGGCACGCGCATCGGATCGGAGGTACCCCCGCGCTTATGCTACCCAAATTTAGGTCGCTATCACGGCTTAACGCTAAGCATTACGCACGAATGCGGTAGCCATACAGACTAATAGCAGCGCCAGTGTTACCTGCACCGAAGGCTGGTACGCTAACAGTAATGGCGGTGTTTGCTGCTGAGGCAGGAATGCCATTAGGCCAGTCAGGACTCCATGCTGTGTTAGGTGCGTTAGTATTAACGCCAGCGGGCACAGCCAAACGTAGGTTAGGGCCAGCAGCACCACAGCCAGTAGTGGTCACATCAATAGCAGAAGCGGCTGTTGCACCCGTACCAGTGATCTTAAAACCACGTAAGACGTTAATATAGCCGGGCACAGCAGGCATCACTGCGTTCATTGCAGCGTTGGCGACTACACCCACGTTGATATTGACGGCTACTGCATCTGCGGGTAAGCCAAATTTGTCAGTCATGTTAATCCTTTGCCCACTCACGGAGAGCAGATTTGTCGTTGTTACAGTTACGGAGAACCCAACGGAGCTGGCCCACGTAGGACACAAGCTCACCATTGGTTGTTACCCCAGTGGGGGAGGGCTCAGCGCAATCTTGCAGGAGGCCAGCGGGAGGTAAGTCACGCTGTCGAACCTTGATGTACTCAGTGCTGCCGCAGCCAGTCAATGACAGGAGCAGGGATAGGCACACCAGCCCACTCAGGAGCCAGCTTGATTGCCGCATTTTCTGCGGTGATTGAGGCGCGTAATCGCCGCAAGGCCGCTTGGTCTTGTGCAGCCTTGAGCTGGGCCACACGTTCAAGCCGCTTGGCCGTTTGTTCTTGGGCATCTAGAGCCTCCTTTTGGTCACGGATGACACCAGACTGTCGATCAATCACGATAGCCGCTTGCGCGGCCTTCTGGTGCATCCACGATGCGTACCCAGCGCACGCCAAACATAGGGCGCACAGGGCGGTTATGATGTATTTCACAGGTTTACTTTCCAGTATAGGCCGTCTGCCCAGCCCCATTTGAAGTTTGGGGTGTATAGGCGAAAGCCAGCGCGTATTAGGCCGTTGGCCGAGCGCGTATTCCAGTTGGCTGTGTCCGTTATGCAGGTTCGCATGCCAGCCTTGCGCATGGCCTTGAAGGCCGCACGCAGAAGGCGGGGATATAAGCGGTTGCCCTCATGTTCAGGTAGGGTGCCCGCACGTTTGAGGTACCAACAGTCGGTATAGCGATACATGACTATGAACGCCACAGGCTCATGGTCGTTAAACGCAAGCCAGTATAGGCTTTGCGGCTCATCGTCGATAGGCTCATCACCCGGAAGACATGCCTTCTGCAAGTCGTGTATTGCTGCGCTATATGGACTGGCCTTTACTGTATATCTCTTAGACATAGGGCATTCTCGTCACGGCGGCGCTTGGTTAGCCCAGCCAGCTTGACTGCCCCGGCGTAATCCCAGCGAAGTAGTTGATTGCAAGCGCCAATGTGGTCGCCAGCGTTGAGTTTCTTGAGTAATGTGGACTTAGCTAAGTTGCCTCGCCCCACATTGAAGGTAAAACTTGTGTAAGCGTCAAGCTCACCCTGAGTTAAAGGCACCTTAGCTAAATCAAGAACCGCAGTCGAGGCCTCTGCCGCATCAGCAGCGAGAAGCACAAGGCATTGTTGATCGGTACGTACTTGTCCCCGTTCTGCTGTGGCCGTGTGACCATAGCAGATGGTGGGTACGCCCCATCCGTAGGCAGGGTCTTGATAAGCGGTGTTGCTCTTACCTTCGTGAGTGGCGATAAAGCCAAGCCCGGCCACGCTCACCACAAGGGCTGCAAGTCGGGCTTTACTCATTAGGCGTTGTTAGTTACAGCTTGGGCACCAAACGTAGCCAGCAAGTTGCCGGATGTGTCACGCACACCGTTGACACCGGGCTGTGTATACGCCACAGTGATGGCAGACGCAGTGAATGCAGTGGTGCTGGTGAGCACAACAGTGTTGCCCACCACGGACACAGCAGCCACAGGGCCACCTTGCGACAATGTGAAGGCAGAAGCCGCAGGCACAACAGTCGCATCCAAGCCTTCGCTCAGTGTGATAGTCAATGTCTTGGGTGCAGCAGCGCGGTTCACAACCGCAGAGGTGAACGTGGGCAACACGCTATCCACGAAAGCAGCAACAGCAGCTACGCAGGCGTTGAAGAATGTGGTCAAGCTCTTGGCTTGCTCAGTCTTGCCACCCTTGAGAGAGGCCATGACTTCGGTGTAGCTGATTGCTTTGACACATTGCTTCTGCAATTCGAGGCCGGAGCCGATAAAGCCGGGAGATGGGAGTGCATCGTATTTCATATTTACTTTCTGTATTTGGCAAAGAGGCCTTTGCGCGTTGAGGGAACACCATAGCGGGTGTGGTTGAGTGGATCGCGGATAAGCTCAGCGTACTCTTTGTCACGCTGGCGCTTGACCGCATCATCTTGGTTCTGTTGGAGTAACGCCTGCCAGTAACGCACTGCGCCCTCAAGGGCATCAGCACGGTCATCATGGACTAGAGCATTCCGTTCGCGTGTCATCTTCGCAAGTTGATGAAACAAACTGTACTGCATGCGCAACGCCGGAGCGTACCTGTTGCAGTCCTCAATATCACGTTCGATGATTGACTCATTCACGATCAATGCACCTCGGCCAATGACAGGCTCTAAGGTGTTAATGATCCGCTGTTCTTTCTGGCCGTGTACCATGTCATCTTCGACGGCACACTTATGCACTTTGTGTAGTACGGGTAAGAACACTTCACGGAATGCACCGTAACCCATGTTCTTTTCAATGATGATTGTGTTGGGCTTCCAAATGGCCACGCGCTTTGCAAGTTCTTCGAGTACGGTGAGAGAGTAACCACCGGGCAACCCGCCTATGTCTAGGAGGTACACGTTGCCGTTGAGAAAACCAGTGACAGCGTAAGCCGTCTCGTCACCGTTAATACCGCCGCCCGCAGGATCAATATAACAAATGATCCCTTGGAACTGAGCAGTCTCAGGAGAAAGCTCGTGAGGTGTAGACACCTTAAAACCAAACGTGTGAACGTGGTAGTCACGAAGCGAGGCTCCACCAAAACCACGCACAACAGTCATAGGCATGCGCGATTGCACAGCCATCACAACAAGTTGTTCGAGTTTCAATGGGTAGCGTAATGCGTCCACCAGCTTGGTGTTCAGCATGTGCTGGAGTTGGAAGTAACTTGTACCTTGGTCGAGTTCTTTCTTTTGCAGAACGTCCTCATTCATCAGCACGGAGTCAATAGGCTGGCCTTGGTCGCCAAGCATACCACCACCGAACGCTAGTTCAGGGTTCTGCTCAAGCCTGCGTACAATGTACGGGGCCAAGTGCTCGCCATAGTTCTCACGCTGCTTAGGAGTCGGATAGCGCCCGGGCCAAATGCGGATTGAAACTCCGCGCCCCGGCAAGGTATTGTAGATCGACTCCATACTCTGAGGCGTACCAAGCCAGATGATCCGGCCTGTCGAACAGATGGAGGTAAAGTCCAACGTCAAGTGCATGAGCTGTGCACGCTGCACCGCTGTCATTGAGTTCTTTGTAGATTCAATGTCGTCAGCGATGAGCAAGTCTGCACGCTTACCCTGCAAGTTACCTGTGATACCCACGCAGGCTACACTTGGTGATTTGTCCACGCCCTTTAGGGAGTAGTGCACATCGAAGTGCTCCACCGACGAGCGGTCGCCGTTGTTTGTATCAGGTCGCATACACTCAAGTTCATCCATCGTCATAATGATTCGGATGATGAGCGTGCTAATATCACTCGCCTGTGCACCACCCGCCGACAGAATCAGGCAGCGTGCACGGGGGTTGTGAATGAGAGTCCACACAGCGAACGCTGCGCAAATGGTTGTCTTTGCTTGACCCCGCTGAGCCTGCACCATAAGGTAGTGCGGGCCGTGAGCGATATACATCGCAATGTCATGCTGGATTTCGGTGGTACTGAAACCTAAGAGGTGCATCACCTCCTCAAGAAAAGGGATGAACTCGCGGTAGTGCTTCTGCACCACTTCGAGTTTGCGCCATCGTAGCAGCGCATTTTGTGTAGACTCGCGTGCCATTAGTGCATACCCTCTGGCATGGCCTCGTGGAAGTCAGGAAGCACAGGAGGTGAGCGCTTGGCGCGTCGAGCCTCCATGATCTTCTCCAACTCGCCCAAGGCGTTGTCATCACTTGGAGCACAGGTGATGTTGTTGTTTTTCAAGAAGCTAATCGCAGCACTGATCTCAGCAGCAGACGCTTCACCACCCTCGATACGCTCGGTAAGGTGAGTGGCAATAGCGTTATGCAACGTACTCAGTTGCGACTCAGTTGCCTTTGTCATTGTGTTCTCCAATATCACAGCGCGGCTTTACCACGTCCTTGTAGATTTGGTAGAGCTTATGGCCGATCAACAGTGTTGTGTAGATGAGCGTGGCCCACAACACAAGTTCATTCACAGAGTAGCCAGCTACTGTTGCGATTGACACGGAAGTGGGTGGGCCGAGTTTGGTCACGACTGCCGCAGCAGTCTCGGTCTTGTGGTCGGTCATATTAGAAGACGATAGGTAAAGGTGTGTACGAGTTGTTCGAGTTATAGTCACCGTTCATGTATTGACCAGCATAACCCGACACCATAACCTGTCCATCATCCATGAGAAAGACGAGGCCACCCTCAGATGTATTACCATAGGCGGCAATATCTGTTACGGTACGCACACCAATAGGAGCAAGAACAGGAGAACTACGCACTGTAACATCACCTACGCCAAGCTGGCCGTTGCCATTGTAGCCCCACACATACACTGTGCCGTTAGCGAGAAGCGCTGCGCCGAAGTTGTATGAACCTGTACCACCAATAACGGCTTTCACTACAGTGTTGCCAACAGGAAGTTGCACGAAGGTGGAACTAACTGTTGCAGCAACAACACCATTAGCGGAGTAGTTGCCTGCACCACAGCCCCATAGCGTACCATCCGTCTTCTTAATAAGCGTAACGGGGTAGTCGTAGGTTGTTGTATAGCAGTCGGCCACACTGGTCGCACATTGCACAGGTGTAAACTGGTTTGCCAGTGTACCATTACCCAGAGGCCCATAAGTGACGTTTGTTCCCCAGCCATGTAAGGTACCTGTGCTGTCAAGAGCAAAAGCACACATGTAACCGCCAAAGACTTTCACAATAGTCTTGCCTGCAAGCGTACCACCAGTGCGCTGCACGGGCAAGTTTGCCTGTGTTACGCCACCGTCACCAAGTTGACCATCACCGTTGTAGCCCCACGAGTACAACTTACCATCAGAAGTAACTGCATAGCATGCAGTGTAGCGTTCACGGCCAGTAACTAATTGGGTCACGTTGGCAAGCACAGGTAACTGGACAAACTGGTTGCGTTGTGTAACGTCACCAAGCCCTAATTGACCGTAGCCGTTGTAGCCACAGGAGTGTACAGTACCATCACTGCAAAGTACGAGTACGCTTTGATAGCCTTCATTGCCTCCAGCAGTGGCTACTTGCACAACAGTCTTGTTGTAGATGGAGCTTGTAGATAGACCACTCGCGTAGAACGGAACAGTGCGTGCTGTTGTATCGTTCGCACCAAGTTGACCGTAGCCGTTGTAACCCCACGACCACAATTTACCATTCACGTCTAAACAGTAGCGTGCACCATCGTGCGTCTCGTACAATTCAGCCGCGCCGGGGAAGCCAGTGGGGAAGCCCGGACGCACAGGTGTACTACGTGCAAATGTAGTGCCATCGCCAAGGTTGTAGTTGTCGTTACGTCCCCAACGGCGCACGGTGTTGTCATTCATAATGACACCAAAATTGCGGTAGCAAGCAGTCTGACGATTCTTTGATGCGTTGCAAAGTTTCTTTACCTTTGTGCCAGAGCGCACATCAGGAGTACCCCATGAGGGCATACCAGATGAGTTGACCGTCAACACTTGACCAGCAGTACCAGCAGCTAGCGCGGCAAGTGTTGTACCATTATGGTAAATTACTTCGCCAGCGGAGCTGGAGACACCTTGCGTACCCTGCGCAAACAACTGCCACTTAGGCCCGTTTACTGTAGGAGTTACTCCGATGGTTGCATCAGCAATACAGACGTAACTATCGCCATTGTAGGAGACTACATCCTGCTTGCTATAGGTGGTGCCTGCGGCATACACACCTTTCCAAGAGAATGCAATCTTCCCTAAATTTACTGTACCCATTATGAGTCCTTAGAAAATGATTTGATTAGGAACGGCGCGGTAGTTACCTTGTCGATCTTGGTTAGCCCATCCATTAGGTGCGCCTGTAGTATAGACGCGCCCATCTGTTGTGAGCATGTGGTAGGCAATGTTACTTGGTGTAGTGCTACCCTGCCCAGTCACAGCAAAGTCTGCAATCGTCTTCTCTAGTAGCACGAAGCCTGTGTGTGGAAGGGAACTACCATCTGTAATGTCTGCACGGCCTGACTGTCCTGCATCGTTGACGCCCCAAATAACCATCTTGCCATCAGAGCGTAACGCCGCACAAGATGTACCGTAGCTGCCACCTTTACAGCGGAGCTTGGTGACATTGGTTAAATACGTACCACCAATGGTTGTCCATGTTGTATGGTCAGCACCACCACCAATACCATAACCATTGTAGCCTGAGTGTTTAACTGTGCCATCTTTCATCAAGACAATACTACGTGAGTAACCACCAGCAAACGTGTAACAGTCAGCGACACCAGTTAAGCATTTATATGGGAATAGTGCATTGGTTGGGCCAATGTCTGTACCGATAGCTGTTCCAGTTCCCCAACTTCCGTTCACTGTGCCGCTATCATCACCCCACATATAGAGGTCGCCGTTATCTAGTACCACAGCCACACGGCGGTAGTAGTCAGCAGGAATAGCAGAGTTTACTGTTTCATTTGCACGGATGCACTTAACAGTATTACTTTCACCCCATGGCATAAATAAGCGTGGGAGCTGATCGTCAAGATTGAGCCCAGACAAATAGGCCTGTCCACATGTCCACATGCGGCCAGCAGTATCGAGGAAGTAGGTTGCTGGATAATACCCACCAGACAAATACATATCCTTGATTGGTGTTGTTGCAGTGAACGGCACAAGTTTGGGTACAGTTGATGTGCCTGCATACCCAAGTGTGGAGTAGCGGTTAGTTGCACTCCATGCGTACACCTTACCAGTTGAATCAATACAAGCCGCTGTGCGATAGTCGTAGTAGCCCAAACCAAACACCATCTTCACAATCTTAGCAGATGCTGGAATATCACCAGTACCATTTAATTTGTAAGGTGTCGCTCGTTCTGCATTACTACCAGAGCAACCATTTGTGTTTGCACCTGTATGCCATAAGCCACCACTTGCATCAATAAAGAATGTACAGTCATAACCTGACTGCATATCTGTGATAGGTGGGGTGCCGGGAGGAAATGCAACTTGTGCAGGCATAATGCGGTTGATAGCTTGGCTACCTGAGCCTCCCTGTCCGTTATCTTGTGCGCCCCACATGCGTACAGCGCCTTCATTCATAATGGCACCCATGCCAAAACGGTGCCCTGTATACTCACCACCAATATCTGTGTTGATTAGTTTAGTAGCGATAGTGCCATTACGCTCGTTCATAAAGCGGAACTCAACACCACCATCGCCATTACTATGGAGTACCATGCCCCAGCTACCACCAACAGCCACGCCACCTGTTAGGAGTTTACCCCCTAAAAGTGCGTCTTGTTGTCCAAGAGCAAATGGTTGTGGTGAGCCACCTTGGATTACAAAGGCTCCACCATCTTTAAAAACCACGTCACGTTCTTTATACGCGAGGTTAGTAGAGTAGATACCGCGCCAACGATAGCCAAGGTCGTCAATATTTAACTGTACGTTCACAATGTCACCACCAAAGAATTGTTAATGATCGAGAACGTGATGTTCTCACTAAGTGTTGATGCCAAGTAATTGGAGGCTGTATAGTTATCTCGCCCACTTTCCAAGATTAACTCAGTGCCGTCTGCTGAAAGTTTGAAACCATAGAATGTAGGCTTAGCCGCAGATTCCACAAATTCATAACCTGACGCATCAGCTTTGACTTGCAAGAATTTCAGCGCAGCCCCTACAAGACTGGATGGCAGTCCGGCAGCAAGCAGTTTAGCAGTTGTCTGCGCCAACAAGTCTTGCATGGTCGAAGTGATAGCGGCACTGTCTGCTGCTAGTTCACTTAAGATTGCACTACCATCTGAGTTAATTGTAGCAATCTTCTCATCACCAATAGTGGTGAGTGTAGCAATCGCAGTTGTAGCAGTTGCTTCGGCCTCAGCAGCAGAAGCAGCAGACGCAACAGCGGCAGCTTCGGATGCACCCTTAGCAGCTTGTGCTTGGGTAATCGCGTTATTAGCTGCGTCAAGCGTGATTGTGATTGAGGTAGTGAGTTGCTTAACCACATCAGCATTAGATGCGTCAGCAGTCTCAGCGCCAATAAACACAGCCTGCTGTGCTACCTTGTCCAAGTTAGCCTCAGTTAATCGGCTACCTGTTGTGAAGTCAACCAGAGGCCCACCCTTAGGTGTGTCTCGGTAGATCACGATGTTCTTGCCTACAGGCACAGGAACACCAATGTCGATTGTGAAATCTCCTACGAACATCGAAGGCAGAATTTCAAGGTCAACCCGTGCTAGTGTCTCAGCGTCTTCAAGATACGCCTTAACATGGGTCTTATCCATGTAGCCACCAGAGAAGCTGAACTCGAACTGCGTGTTCGTACCATCACCGGGAACCCGATATGTCGCGTATAGCGTAGTCATACGTTCTCCAAAAATTATTGCGTTATATGGATGCGGGGCCGTAGTCCCGTTACCATTAGTCTTCTTTCAAAGCGTTGACACCAATCATTAACATTGGCGTGTTCGCACCGGGCAGCAGCTTCGCAATCTTGTGCGCATCAGGGTCTTGTGCTGTCTTGTAAATGTCGTCTAAGTAACCAGCGGCAGGAATGAACTTGCCAACCAATCCCTTAGCTGCACCTTGACGGCCACCTGTCTGCTCAAAGTCAAGCACTGGGCCAAGCAGGTCAATGAGTTCACCAGCAAAGCCGGATGAGCCCACGTAGTTCAGCGAAGCGCGTGCGATCTGCATTGGGTCAAGCATCTTGTCCAAGTATGCCTCACGATCAGGACGGCCCACCGCTTGCATAGCAATGCGAGCCATGTAGATCGGGGCCACAAAGGCCATAGAGCCCGCTAAAATGCCGAGGGCACCCGCTACCCCATGGTTGAGTTTATTGCGGCCCCACTGCTTCTCCAATGCGACGAGAGGGAAGTTGCGGAACTGGGTCAACAAGCGGCCCATGTCACTGTGTGTCCACTTACCCACCTCACCAATGAATGAACCTTGGATGATCTGGTGTGTACCACGGCGCACAGCAGTGATGAACTCATCAGCAGCGTCACCATGTGTAGCCTTGGTAATGTCGAACTGTGCCACGTTTCCGTTAGCGTCCCACTTCACCATGGTGTCAAGGTCACTGCGGAACTTCTCAACCAGTGATTGAGTGAAGCCCATGTCAGCGAGCGCCTTGTCGTTGCCACCATCACGGATATACTTCAATGCCTTGCTCGTGATCTGCTCTGCCATGCCGCGCACTTGCGTAGCTTGGATCATGCGGTGCATGCTGAGGGAGCCCACCATGTGTGAGCCAGTACGCAGCGCACGGTCAAACCATGTCACTGAGCTGTGGCCGTAACTTGCGTGCACGTTCTCAGGGTTATCGTAGGCCGTAACCATCTTGTACCCATCCATGCCCCACTCACCACCACCGCCCCACTGCTCCATGCTGGAGAGCAAGCCATTGACTTTCTCCCCACGCGCCATTGCACTCACCTCAGCGCGGAGACGTGGCATGTCAGCAATAGACTCTAGGGTGTTCTTCACACCCACAGCCCACACACCATTAAGCGATTCACCAAGCTGCGGCCAGCCCATGCCACCGAGGCGGGTCATGGATGTGGCGGTCAGCAAACGATCAAGTGCTTTGCTCTTGGCTGAACCAAACGGACGGCCTAAGAACTCAGCAGCAGTTTGATCGAACGCTTCCATAGCGCGGTTATCTGCCTGTGCTCCACCGCCGTGCATCAAAGCACTGCGAAGCAACGTCAAGCCCTGTGCGCCCATCACACCATTCTGTGACAAGGCCACTTCACCAGACACACGGCGTGCGTAGTTACGCAGCAATGACAACTGGTCAGTGTTGAACAGCTCCATCAGCGTGGTCTTGCTACCATCAGCCTTGGTGAACTCTTGTGTCAAGTTCAAGTGCAAGCGCTTCTTAGTGTGACTTGCACCACCAGCAGCGTAGCGCCCCATGGCAGCGGCTACTTCTTCCTTGTTCATGCCCATAGCCTCAAGCGCACCGCGCACCATATCCGCAGCAGCGGGGTTGTGCACGTTGGCAGGAATCTCGTGACCACCGCGAGCGTTGATACGAGCGTGCCCAATGTAGGAGCGTGCAAGTTCCTGTGAGAACTCAGTGCTGAATCCTTCAATATCTTGGAACTGGTTGCTCAACACCTCAGTGAACATGCGCTGCTCATCAAGTGTCAGAGTTTGCAAACGCTCAGCAGCAAGCACGTGTGGCATGTAGCCACGTGAAGTCTCAGGCAAGCGTGCCCAACCCACCGTCTTCGCATTAACCTGTGCGAGGCGCATGCGTTCATACGAGCGCTCCAATGAGTCAGCAGCCTGCTTAACCAGTGCATGAGAAGTTGTCTCCTCGTCACGTAGGCGAGCGTCCTGCTCCATTGCTACCTCACGATTGAAGCGGTTGCGCATCTCAGGATCGAAGTGGTCTTTCAATGCGCCACCACCATGCTCTTGTCGCCAAGCAGCATACATATTGTCGTACTCAAGCAGAGCGTTACCAATGAAGCTACGCTCGTGCAAGTCCTTCGCAATCGCGGCAGTGCGGCGACGACCACTTGCACCTGTTGCGTTCTCCAGCAGTGTGCCAGCAATCATGCGTGCAACTGGGTTATCACTCGATGCAAGTAGTGTAGCAGGCAACGCCACGTTGAATGTGTCATTGTTACCGATGAGGTTCTTTAACGCTTCAACATCAGTAGGGTTCTCAGCATTCCACTGTTCAGCCTTGATGTAAATGTCGCGCACGGCTTTGTACTCTGCACGTTCGCGGGGTGTACCCTGTGGCATCAAGTCAAGGCCATACTTCTGGCTAATGTCATGTTGCAGTGTACCGATCTCGCCTGTATCACGAGCAACACCGGGACGACCTTCACCAGCAGCAACCTTAGCACGCACGCTCTCAAAGAAATCTTCAAAGCGTGGATCAGCACCAAGTAGGCCACGGTCAGCAGCGCGTGTAAACAACTCAAGCAAGCGCTTGTAGAGCGCCTTAGCACTGTCAACGATCTGTTGTGACCAATTAACATCTTTGCCTTTGCCAACACCCAATGCGCCAGCCTCAGCGTACTTAGCAAACTGCTCAGCCGTAATCTCCTCAAAGCCCAACCAGTAGTCATCCACATACGATGTGTCACCCATGTTGCGCTTGAGCATGCCCTCACGCAAGGACACGTTGCCGTCAGTGAACGCGAGTTTCTCTTGACGTGCAATAGGGCTGCGCATGGAGAGCGCCGAGCCAGCCTTGCCCTTTGTGTTAGCGAGCGTGGAGAAGTCCTCAAACATCTTGAGCACGCCAGCCTGAATCTCAGGTGACGCATTCTTGAAGTGAGCAACCTTAATAGCATGGCCCAGCTCATGCACCAACGTGGTAGGAGCAGCATCACCCAAGCGTTTGTTCACTTGGATGGTGATAACGTCCGTGCTCTTATTGGTTGCCATCTGACCATTGAGTGCATCATTACCATCAACACCTGCAATGATGACCTTGCGTCCCGGCAGCATGTCGCGCACAATAGGTAGTGTGCTTTTATGCAGGGCTTGGAAGAATGGATCAGCAGCGATACTTGGTGCAAGATGCGTACCGGGTGTGATACCCTTCAAGAAGGTATCATCAATCGTTGGATCAATTCCAGCAAAGCTCTTGCCGCTGTAGCCCTTCATGTCAGCGAGTGCACTACCGTCCTTGTTCTGTTGACGTACACTGTCAATGGTGAAGTCATCCTCAACGATGGGAGCTTCATCAATGTTATGCGCGGGCAGGCGGTCAATCTCAGCAGCCGTACTCATGTGAGTGGTACGAATCTTTTGCATGTCCTCAGCTTCAAGGCGCTTCATCTCTTTGCGTTGAACCTCAACAGGCGCATCCACACCCACGTTCTTCTGAGCACGCTCAGCAAGATTCATGTTAGCAGCAAACACTTGCTTGTGCACGTTAGCTGCAAACGCAGCTTGTGCTTGCTTGTAGACGAATGGCCCAGTCACAGCAGAGAGCGCTGCGCCCTGTGCAATGGCGATACCGTAGTCAGCGACTGAGCGATGCTCACCAGCAAGGTCAAGGGCAGCTTCATACGCTACGTTGCCAAGCACGTTCTCACCAATGTTAGAGACGACAGCGAGGCCGGGGCGTGCTTGCAGTGCAAAGCGTGCAGCGCCGTAGCCTGCCGCCCCAACCATCTTTGCTGCACCGTAGCCTGCAATGTAGTTGGTAGGGTCGAGCAAGCCCGCTGCCAGACCTGCCGTCAAGCGGCCACCCATGCTTGCATTAGAGAGTGTCGCGTTGTCTGTGCGCTCTGTGCGAATGCGCTCTACGCGATGGTCGTAGTCAGCTTGGCTCTCAGCATCCATCAGGGACTCTTGCTCGTGCTGACTAAAGCCACCCATATACTCAGGCCACTTGCGGTTACGCTCGTCGATCCATGCTGGGTCAGCTTTGAAATCTTTGGAGAAGTTACGCTCCAGCAGTGCAACCGTTGGTGCCATTGTCTGACGGTAGGTTGCACCGAATGTTGTGTCAGTCTGCCACGGCAAGCCGAAGCTCTGCTCCTCCTTGCGGAGTTGCGTTGCCTCGTTTGCTCGTTGTACAAGCTCAGTGCCTGCACCGATAATGGCATTGTCAGTAACGTCACCAGTCGCGTACTTATCACTTGTAGTTGGTGCAGTGCGCAAAGGCTTCTTGCCCTTCTTCGGGCGAGTGCCACCAACTGTGTCGTAGATAGAAGCAGCCGCTGGGCCGCCGACTGGTGTGGACTGAATAGTGGGAGTTCCACCTGTCACGCTGTCGTTAGGGCTTGCGCCCACTAAATCATCCATGTTATTTCACTTTCTGTTGTTTACGATACGCAGCCCATTCAGCCTCTGTAGCGTAGATGCTAGGCATCTGGTCTACGGGGCGTGCTGGAGCAGCGCCTGCACGGAATGCAGGATAAGCGGCAGGGCCAGCTTTAGGAATTGCGCGTTCGTGTACTTGACGAATATCGCGTGAGCTAAACACAATGGGTTTCTCACTACCGTCTTCGGCAATAGGGTAGTAGGTGAACTGCGCCTGACCATCACGGTCATGGCCGCGCAGCAGCGTGTACTTCTGTGGGGATGCACCAGCGCGTTCGGCCAGCTCTTTCATCAGCGTAGTCATCGCATCTGAAATCTGTCCTTGATCCATGTACGCATCACCACGCTCATTGGCAAAGTAGGAGGTGAGTGGTTTCTGGTCACGGCCATTGTGCCATGCGTGTCCACCGACAATCTCAAGGCCTGCTGCCTTTGCTTTCTCGAACGACTTGTTGAGCAACTGCTCACCAGATAGCACGTCCTTGTCCTCAGCGTAGCGCTGTTGAACGGCGTTCTTAATCACAGCCAAGCTGGAATCTGTAAAGCCGCCACCGCGCCCTCCGACGAACCAGCCAGCAAACATGCTTGGCCCTTTCTTCTCGACGTACTTGGCAATCTCAGCCTTCTCATCCTTGTTCACTGAGGCAACTTTGTTGCGTCCCTTGTTAGTTGCCTGCCATGCTTGTTCAGCCAGCGACAAACCATCAGGAATCAACTTACCCTCATTGTCAAAGATTTGACGACCACCAAGCCCACGATGGAACTCAGCCATGCGCTTGTCTGATTCACCGAAGTAGCGTGCTTGTGCAGCAGCACCACCGGGAGTATCTTCCATGCGCTTCCAAATGTCATACGCTTTGATTAGGTTTGCATTAGCCGCATCACCCACGCTATTGACCAACGACTGCACTGTGTTGAACACGTAGTCGTTACGGTACCCAGCAGGTGCGTTAATTGTGAGCATACGGTTTGCAACGTCAGGGCTTGTGAGTGCAAGCGATTTCCACTGCTCGTGAAAGACGTTCTTCAACAGCGCAGCTTCTTTACCACCCATCTCTTGAATCGCCATCGCTCCACCCTTGTGCACTTCACCCAAGATAGCGATACCTGCATTCTGCGTGTCGGCCATGCTTGCAGCATTACTTGCAGCAGCACGCTGTGAACGAACAACGGCTGACATAGCAGCGCGTTCATCAGCAACGTAATCACCCTTGCGCATGAGCGGTGCAGAGTTACCAGACTTCGCACGGTACTCAGCGTTCAGCTCATCGTAGCGCTTGTGCACTGTCTTTGCAGAGATGACACCGTTCTGTGCGTCCTCTTTGATTTGCGAGATGCGGTCACTGTACTCGATAGCAGCCTCAGCCGCATGATGAGTTTCGTAACGATTCACCAAACCTTCGACAGCGAGGCGCTTCTCTGGGTTCATGCGAGATAGCACACCAGCTTCACGGAAAGCAGCAACGCCATGGAAGTTGCCCTTCTCTGCCATCAGCCCCATGGACGTGGCAAGGTCTTTCTCCCATGACTCTGGGTCAGCGCCCATTGTCGGTGTGCTCACTGCCAACAACGCATCCTTGCGCTGCTGGATTTCTTCCGGCGTATAAATTCCGGGAGTTGTTGTCTGTGCAAGGTTGAGCAGTGAGCCCTGCGTAACGATAGCATCGACACGTTGACGGCTTACCGTCTCCTGCTGCCACTTGTAGTGCTCTTTCGTTTGACGCTTGATGAGCTGTGGAGCGAATGACATGACACGCGCCTGCAATGCAGCATCAGTATCAGCATCGCCAGTTGACAGCGACTTCATTGACTCAGCCAGCATTCCGGGGATTGCCTCAGGCTTGTGCGTGCGGAGCTTCTCCATCTCCTGCTCTTGCTTAGCTGCCCAGCTACCAGCGGTAGTCTCTACAGTGTAAGCGCGTGCACCTTCAACGAGTGGCCCATCGCCATAAATCTTTGTGTACCACGGTTGCGTGTTCACAATGTCGGACATTGCCTCACCAGAAGCTGCCTTCTGCATACCAGTGAGGTACTGCTTCTCGCGCATCTTCTTCATGTGCGGTGCCATAATGTCTTCACCAACTTTGGTGAGCATCTGCAATGTACGATCAGCACCAGCAGCGTCGATGCCCGGTGCCTGTGTTGTCAGGCCCGGTGCGACACTACCAGACATACCCATCTGTACAGGCACTGCTTGGCCCGCTACACCGGGGCTTGTTCGGACTGCATCAGGTGGAACGAACGTGAACGTACTAGGCCCACGCTCCTCTCCACCTTGTCCTTTTTCAGAATAACCAGCCCATACCATAGGGACTCCTTAATAAAGTGAATACTTGCTAGGGCTCGCTTTGAAACTATACGAATCAGGTGAGCCGCTGCTGAGGCTATATGGATTGCTTGAATCATACGGCGAGGGTGCAGCGTTAATTCCACCTGTCGTGTTCTGCACGCCACCGTTAGCTGCACCGGGCTGTGGTGCTTGCCCTGTGATGAGCGCCATAGCGTTCTCACCAGCAGAGATTACATCAGACCACATGTTGTCACTGATAAGGTTCTCCTTAGCAATAGACTGGCTGTAGTCAATGCCCGCGCTCACGTAGCTAAGGTCAAGCCCTGCTACCGTTTGAGGCATGATGCCACTGATCTGACCTAGCGTGTCATACGTTGCTTGGCCTTGTGCCTTGCGCCGCGCTTGTGCAGCGCGTGCGTTCTTGAGCTGCATGGTACGATCAATCATGTCAACCGCATTACCACCTGTGCCTGTCATCGCAACGTGGGCAGCATACGCGCCTCCAGCCTCAGCAGCAGCAAGCTGTGCTTCGAGGTTGCCAGTGGTGAATGCTTCTTGCATGCGTTGCAAATTAGTTACGCCCGCTTCAAGATTCTTCGCACCAGCGGCAAGCCGCCGCTTGTTGTTCTCGGTCTGCATGAAATATGCAAGCCCGGTCTGTGCCGCCTTTGACTCATTCTGCGCCTCACGAATAAGGTTAGATGCGTCAGCTTCGGCTTTCCATACTTGGTTTTGTGAGCGACGAATGGAGCGTGATTGCGTGCCATTGTACAAGCTCATAAACAGGTTAGGACTTCCTGCCATACTACCTCCTTATACTCGCTTAGCGTTGTAGAAATACTGACCAGTCCATTCAAGGCTTGTCAGCGTCATTGGGTACCACTCCTTAGAAGCGATCTTTAAAGTGTACGAGCGAACTTCACGTCCTACGAACACGGGCACAGCACCCTTGTGTACAGCTTGTTTGCCCACCACGTTGGTAATGTCACCGAGAATACGGGCGTTAAAACTCAGGGCCACATCTTCACTGAACTCAGTGGTCGTTGTAGCTTCAAGACGTGCTGTATCAACATAGGCAATCGTCACACGAGTGCATGTCAAATAGCCAGTCACCACCACGTTACCCTTGCCATCACGCATGAACGGGTTGGTCATCTCGATATACGAGGTGAACGGTGCGCCACACACAAGGTCGCTAGATGGTACAGTTGGGAACTCACTCATCATCGACGGCACGTTAGCAAGAACTGCATCGCCCTGCAAATACGCAGAGGTGCCCTTCTTGTAGGCAGTGTGCACAGGTGTACCCAAGTGCCATGAACGGTTAGCGCTACCACCAATGACGGCGCTATATGGACGTGCAGAGTCGAGGTACGGCTTAGTGTCTAGCTTTGGGAGCAACGAAGCACGATCCACGCTTAACCATGTGCGAGTGACACCACTAGCATCCACGGCTGTGCGTGCCCAGTACAACAGCACCTGTCCACGGTAGACGCTGAAACCAATAAGGTCGCCAAGCATCTCATCAAACTCCCAACGACTCCATGAGTCAAGCAGCCGCTCGCGGCCACCTAGTGAGTCAATGTAGCGGAAGGTGTAAATCTTGTTGTAGCTATCGTTGGTACGGGCCAACAGCATGTTCGGTGAAGTCGTAGCGATAAACTCCAACGGCGTACCGGGAATGTAATCGTACAACTGCTGTGTAAGTTCCGAGCTGTTACTCGTGTCTGACACATCACCAATGGTGAGCTGGTACACTTGCGATACGCCCTCGCGCTCTTTCATGTAGAACACCAAGTCACCGGAAGCTACAGGCTCCGCAGTGGTAGTGTCCTCATGTGAGCTGGACTGAATCACAGAGATAGTAGCAGGCGTAACTGGGTTGCGGCCTGAGATACTGTACTGTGCCTTGTCACCGAATAGGAGCAGCGACTTGTCAAACAACACGGAGTTGCGGATAATGTCGTTCTCAGCACCAGTCGAGAACACCTCAACAGGGTCAGTGTCAACCACAGTCAGCACCGATGTGCGGAAGAAGTTGAAGTATTCACCAACCTCACTCATGGTAATGACAGAGCCACTACCAATCACCAAGCGATCTTGGAAGTTACCAACGTAGGTAATAGGGTTGTTGATGAAGTACGGTGCGCGGTTTGAATCCAAGTCACCTACGCTGCGGCCACCCAAGTCTGGGATAGCCAACGTGGGCACGAGCGTGCGCAGCTTAGCGGGTGTACTTGCAACATAGAAGTGCTCGCCCTCTACCGTACCGACAGCAAACCAGACACCGGGTGTAAAGCTATGTGAGGCCGCTTCTTCCCACACCACCTCAGTGTAACCTGTGGTACCGGGGACGCGAGGCACAGCCTTCAAGAAGTAGGCAGGGTCATTGTCCTTAGCCTGCACCTTGATTACTTTCCCAACGTAGTGCATGTTGGTAAGCTGTGAGGCCTCGACTACAGTTTGGTGAGCAGCACGCAAGAAGGTACCATCACCGTTGTCGTTCACCGTGATACCAGTCAAGGTAGCATCGTCAATAAACAAGTGGCTACCACTGCGAGTAACTGTGATGCCTTGTGCTGCGATCAATGTGCGGAGCTGTTCAGCAACGGCCTGAGGTTGGGTAGCGGCAGCAGCCGAACCAATCCATGCAGTTACTGCGGAGTTGTATGCGTTGACGCGATCATTCACCTGCTTCTGGTAATCAGTAGCGGTTGAGGGAATGTCGGATGTAACCAGCGTGCCTTGGTAAGAACTGCTAGGTGTCGTGTACGCGATGGTTGTGATTGTGCCATTGCGTGTAATCACGACTGTGTACGTGCGTGAGTATGCCCCGCCCTTGACCCAGATCGAACCATAGCGGCGGTTAGCCACCACGCCATACACGTCCGTGCTCGCACCCGCTGGAGTGTGCGTCTTGCCCGCGATCACCATGATGCGGCCAATCTGGGCCACGCCGGAGACACCCCCGTGCAGAATGCTCAGAACGTCCGTATCGGCGCTATCGTACTCAACTGGTACGTTGGTATTGGTTGCCTTATTAAAGCAGTACAGCGGGGCTGTGGACGAGCCTGAGGGGCGTGCTGACTTACGGTACAGCAGGTCATACTCAGTCGTGCTGATTTTGAAGCCACGGGTAATGAAGCTGCGCAGGTCAGACTTGTCGCTCGCGTTTGGATTCGTGAGGATCGGAATGTCAATCAGGTTGTCCGTACCACGGCGGCGGGCTAGGCCTGCCACGGGGTCAGAGAGCATGTTGACTTGCTCACCGTGCTGCCCATCTAAGCGGGCCTCAGGGATTTGCTGGCTTACACCACGGTGTACCGTAGCGTAGGAACCGCTAACTTTCATAATGTCTCCTTAACGGTAGCGTGCACGACGACCACCCATGTACGGACGGCGGTAGCCAATGATGTTTGCCAAGGTCGCTGCAACACCGGGGCGTGCAAGCATGTTAGACTTCTTGCGACGAATGTGCTCTGCGTTGAACACAACGAATGCACGTTGACGGCGATCAGTTAGCAGGCGGGTCTTAGTCTCATCACCGTCGATAGAGGTCTGAAACTGGATCAATGCCTCAGCACCAATGTAGGCGCGGGCTGACATGGGTAGCTCATCGAAGGCAACCAAGCGGTGCATACGCACGGGCACTTGGTCATCGAACTGATAGGTGCTATCGTCGTTGTTGTAGAGTTTGCCGTTACGCATCGACACGTTGGGTGATGCCGTAAGGGAATCTACTGCGAGGCAATCTGAGGGCAACAAGATTTCCTTGTTACCAACTTGAGGAATGAGGGTAGGTGTCTCTACGTTGAACCACCACTGGTCAGCTTGGATGCTGGACTGAGCGGTATCAATAGAGGACAGTGCGCGGGGCACTACGGGATGAAAAGCATCAAGGTCGTTGACTGGAAGTTCACCAAGCAGGCCTAGCATCTCGTTCACGATACTGAGAGTTGTAATCAAAATTTTCTCCAAAAGCAAAAAACCCCCACCGAATGAACGATGGGGGTATTTGTGGCTAGGCCAGAGGTGCTTACGGCAGCATCAAAGCGCCAGCGTATTCAGCACGGTTAGGGCCGACAGCAAAGGCCAAGTGCGAATCCACGAACCAAGACTTGTACAGCTTGTCGTAGAACACGTCAGTGGTCAATGGGATTGTCTCACCGCCCATGATGGCACGAGGGCTGAATGCCAAGACACCCAACTTCGAGAAGTCGCCGTCATAAGCATTGCCGTTGCCAGCGTTGGACAAGTGGTGGCCGGTGATGTTCAAACCAGCGGGCAAGTTGTTCGAGCTGAACACAGGCACGCCATAGGTCTTCAACACCCAAGCATCATTCACTTTGTTGCCAGAAGCAGTGACGTACTCAGTGTTGACCAACTGCTCAGCTTGGATCAGAGTGTAATACTCCTCAGGCTTCACAACGATCATCACGTCATCATTGCGTGGGTCAACGTCTTTGTTCTCGAACTTGACCATCAAGCGAGCCAAAGCTGCGTACAACTTAGCTGGGTCTTTCAAGTCCAAGGCAGAAGACAACACTTCTTGGTTGCCACCGAAGTGACCAGAAGGTTTGCCAGAGGTGCCCTTAGAGAAGGTGGATTGAGTCAACAATGCAGCCTTAACAGCTTGGATGAAGAACGCTTGATCCCAGAACTTAGCAATCTCTTTGCCTTGTTCGGTAGCGACTTCACGGCGCACGTCGATCTGAGTTTGGAACACGTCCAACAGAGGGAACGATTCGCGGGCTGCAACCACTGTATCAACAGTCACCGAGTTCTTGGAGAAGTCAGACTTGATACCGTCGAGTTGTTGGCCGGGCACAACCTTCTGCAAGGTCGATTTACCAACTGCGTGGTTTGTGAAGGTAGCAGTAACCTTCACGGTACGGACAGGCACAACACCTTGCAACACCGAGCGGCGTGCAATGGTGCCTTCAACCATGCCTGTAAATTCTTCAATGACAAGCGCCAGCTTCTCGGCTTGAGTGGAGTCAACGCCGTTGATAGCATTGGGGAAGGTTACATTAAAGACATCATCTAAAGCCATGTGGGCTCCTATTTAAAAGTAACCCGCTGGGGTGCGCAAAGGTGCGGAGCGGGTGTTGTTAGAGAAACGAGGCCCGCCGCATGCAGCGGTTAGGTTCTCGTTATATGGATCAATAGCCAGAGCGCTTCGCTGCCAGACGTTGTGCCTGCAAAGCCTTGTAGGCTGGAGTGTCAGCAATGTCGCGGCCACCAGCGGCACGGGAAAGTTCCTGTACTGCTGCTGCATAGGCCTTAGCAGTAAGTGGTGCATTACCTGAACCACCAGCGCGGGCAGCATTAGGAGCCACCACCGAAGCGGGTTCCTGCACACTGCCTGCACTCTTGTTGTAGCACTGCACCAAATAGTTCAGGGCCATCTTAGCTTGTGCGCCACCAGCAGCAAGCGCTGCATTGATGGTTTGCTTCTCTTGTGGATCAGCGTTTGCACTTGCCCACGCTTGGACTTGCGCCCAGCGTTCTTCGCCACCAGCAGCTTGTATTGCCAGTTGACCGAGAGCCTTTTCATTTGCTTCGTGCTTAGCCACCGTGTTCTGGTAGGCTTGTTCAGCCAATGCAATCACGTCTTGGTAGCCAGCAGCCTTTGCACCCATGGTCGCAAGCTGTGCTTGGATGAGGGTGAAGTCGCCAGACATAGCGGCTTGTACCGCTGCGTGCTCAGGGCCGAAGCCCAAGTTGCCCACAAAGTTCAATGCGTAGTCTAAGCCTACATCGCCTGTCTTCTCGTAAGTGACTGGCACTGTGGCCTCAGCAGCAGGAGCTGCGGGTTCAGCGGCTACGGCGGCAACAGTAACTACCGGAGCGGCTGGGACAACTACCGGAGCGGCAGGTGCAGCAGGCGCTGCGGGTGCAGCCGGGGCTGCGGCTTGTGTTACTTCATCTGTCATTGAGCTTTAGCTCCTTGTGTGATTACGTTGCCAGCGGTCTGTGCAGCAGTCTCAGTCATCATTTGTTGCTGAGCCTGTTCTTGTACCTGTGCCTGTTCAGCTTGTTGTTCTTGTGCAGACTTAACAAACTTGGTGGCAGGAAGGCCATGACCGTGGAAGATTGTGGAGTAGATCACGTCCAACTTGAGTGGGCCTGTGATTTGTGGAGGAAGGCTACCGATCTGCGCCACGTCACCGAGTGCAGAACGCATAGCGTCCAAGTCACCACTACGTGAGAGTGCATCCAAGCCAGTAACAATCGTGCGCTCAATCTGAGTTTTGCTCAGGTCAAGAGACACAGCTTGCAACAACCAGTCAGCGACTGGGCCTTGGAAGTCTACAGCGATGCGTGAGTATGTACCACCAAGACTTGTCTCAAGCTCATTGGCTTGCTGACGAATCTCCTCGGCAGTAACGCGCTCAGCGTCACGAGTGACAGCGCTGTTCAGCAAGAAGCCACGACCGATACGCTGGATGTAATCACTAGCGATGGCCTGCACAACTTGCAGATCACCGGGCTTGCTGTTCGCAATAAGTGATACGTCACCTTCGAGGCCGGGCAATGCTGCACCGTTCTCGCTTTCCTCCAAGTCCTCAGGCTTAGTCACACCACCGGGGTTGACCAACCAGCGGAACTCAGAAGACAGGATAGCACCCTTGATCTGAGATTCACTGAGGGCTGACAGAGCAGCGAAGTCGCCAGAGTAGTCCTCTACCAAGCCCGTGCCATAATCAGCTTCATCACTGATCTGCCATGTCAAGGCACGGTATGGTAACTTGTCCTCAGGCCAGTAGCCGTCGAACTCAGATGGCAAACGCTTAGTGTCAACCCACTGTGACATACGGTACTTACCGTCACGTTGACGTTCAATCCACTGGAAGAACTCAACCTCAGTCTCAGGGTTACACTTTGTCTTCTGTGCTACAAGGTAGTCTTGCACCTTCTGCTCAAGCTCGTCGTACATGACCTTCTCACGGATGAGGATGGTCTTGACTTTGCCAGCAGCAGTGCGGCGCACACAGTAGGACTTCACACCAAAGACACGCAGCTCGTCTTCCTTCTTGCGAGGGAGATACACGAGGGCATTGCCCAACACAACGAGGTTGGACAAAGTTTGGTACAGCTTAGGACGCACGGTGCCACGACGATCAAGTTCCTTGATGGCTTCTTGTTCGCCCTTAGCAAGTGCTTCATCAATGTCAGCCTCAGGGATGCCCTGAGCTACTGCCTTCTTCTTCCAGTCTGGCTTAGCTTCTAAGCGGAAGAATGGACGAGAGGGAGCAAACAGTGCAAGCACCAGTTTGTTGACAATGTGATTGACGGCTTGTGCACCAACTGATTGCCAGTCGTGTGCAAGCTCGTCGTTATCCTGCTTGTAGTTTTCCTCAGTGCAGAGACGTGGGAGTGTGAAGCCAGCGTACTTTTCGCAGCGGTTGATGAACCCCCGCCGCAAGCTAGTCAGCTTCTGACACTCGCCTAATGCGGTGTTCTTCATGTTGGCCTTTAGATGCGAATACTAGAACCGGGAGTTCCAGTGTTGCTAGGAGGAGTGCGGAAGTTCTGACGTGACTTAGCTACGTTGCGATTCAATCGCCCTGTACCCACGTTCACCTCAGCGTCACCACCCTGTGCACCTGCCGCAGCTTGGGGGTTGCCCTGCTGAACAGACACGCTGGCAGTACCTTGCGCTTCGTTAGTTGCCACCTGCGTTGGTGCAGGAGCCGCTTGTTGTTGCTGAGGTGCTGACACGATGCCAACACTTTGAGCCAAGTCCACAACGGGATTAGCTACCTTCTTAACCAAATTTGAAACTGAACCGCCCATGATTAAATCCGAATAGGGTTGCCCGCTGGAGTAGCGGTGGATTGATAAGCAGCACGCTTACGTGCCGTCGATGAGGTGCGCTTTGCAGCTACAACCTCGACCTCAGAAGCGCTTGTCGGTGCTTTAGCATCAGCAATTTCTTGCTCTACCTTTGCACGCGCCGCAGCATTCTCTTGCTGCATAGCTGCACCACGTGCCGTCTCACGGGCCTGTGCTGCTTGGGCTTCTGCCGATGCCTTGATGATTGCTGACTGTCGGTCAGCAGCGGCTTGGGCATCACCCGCTGGATCAATGCCTAATGCCTTGAATGGCATTGACGTTAGTTTCTCGATAGTTCCACCCATTAGAGTTTCCTTGTGAGATGTTGATGAGATGCTTTGTAACCAAAGCGGCCTAGTAGCTTAGCACGGTCTGCGTCACCGAAGTCTGTACCTATTACGATAGCGGTGCAGCCGTTGTCTGTAGCGAACTCCTCAATGGACTTCATAGCTGTGCGCATACCCAGCGGGGTGCCGGGGATGTGGTAGATGAAGTGCTCATAGAGTCCAAGGTCTTCGTTGGCAAACCCGTAACCTATGCTGCACAGCATTAGGTAGCGGTTGTCTCCAACGATAGCATGCACATCTGGGTGAGCGCCACGCAGGGTTAGCATCAGTTCGTGCTCTACTCGACCCCGCCTATAAGTGGGGTGCCGTAGTAAGAACTGATCTGTAATGTCCTGCAAGTGGTCGAGTAACTCTGGGCAATCTCTTGCCAAGACATAGTTACTTACCGATGACATAGCCTTCTCGCAGCATCTTGAGTACATGCTGAATGCCCAACTGGAACCCGGCTTGCAGGTCAGTGGTGTCACGTTGCACGCTAGGTGCAGGCAGCTTGCGCTCTAAGTCCTCGTAGACTTCTTTCGTCAAGCGTGCGTATGTTTTTGCAACTACTTCGCCCATTATGCTTCCTTCACAAATACACCATTGGGTAGCGTAGTACCCTTGCGGTCTTTGATCTCGTCATAAGCTAACTCCATGCAGCTCACGAGATCAATGTCTCGCAATGCACAGTAGTTAATCAGACAAACCATCACGTCACCCACGCCGTCCTTCTGCTTAGCAGTGTCGCCCTTGATCTCTGCATCACACAACTCACCGAGTTCTGATACAGCCTTGAGCAACTGAGTATGCGGCTTGGAGTTTGGGATAATCTTGCGGGCCTCAGCCCACTGGATAATTTGAATTTCTACTTCTGAGTAACTCATTGAG